CCTGATTTTACGCCAGGTGGCAACCACAAAATCAATCGTCAAGGTGATCAGCCTAAATATCATCGTCAAGGTGATGAACCTTTTGGTGTTCAAGCTCACTCTATTGACTGTGAGCAAGTTAAGCTAGGTAAGCCGTTGACAGACCACTTAGATAGCTGGTCTATCATCGAATTGACCGATTGTTTTGCGTTTGGTTTAAGTGTCTCTCTGAGGGCGTTGATAACTGGCAAAAACTCTGGTGCCATGGCACCGAGTGTTGCGGCGGCGGCATCAACAGCGGCGTCGACCCACTCATTCGAGCGGTCACCTTCTTGTGCGAAATTCGCGCCGTATCTCACGAGGTCCTTCAACATAGGGAACAGGGTGTCTTTCCAAAGTCCCGAGACGGTAACCTTGTCATTCAATATGTTGGTTAACAACTAATCGCGTCTCATGTAATAATTGCCGAAGATACCATCTGGGTTCATCTGACTAATCAATTACAACGGTGATGTAACAGAAACGAGCTCGGCTACTTAATGTTGAACAAACCCGTAATTTGACTGATCAGACACGCCCTCGACTAGTTGAATGTATTCTGCAGCGATGGTCATTCCTGGTTGCATGTCTCTGAGAATTGACAAGGAAGTGTGCTTCTACTAAAATGAGTTTACAACTATTGCGACAACACCACCAGTTGCTCCTGGCAACGCCATGAACTCCGTGATCGTGTACAATTGTGTCGCAACGTTAAACCAAAGAGGAGAGACAACACCACCAAATGACAATTAGGAAGCATCAGAGGCCAAACTGCTATCAATGTCACGGAAGCTGTAGGACACCTCGTCGGCTGGTCGGTAATTGACTTAACTCACAAAACCGACCTAACCACGCAGATCACCAGCCTCGGATCTTGCGAGGAACAAGCGCATGCGATCAGACTTTGGTCTGTTGAGGTCCTGTTAAATGGCTTACCCGTCGTCGATCGCGGCTCCGTCGCGTGAGTAAATCATGTCCATTGTGCCAGATTCAGTGTCAGCGGATGAAGTTTTAAAGAAACGAATCCCTGCTCCCACAGTGCGTGCTTTCAGATAGGCGTCGGAAAGTGTGTTGTCAGTGCTGACTGAAATCGCAGCTTGCATTTAGGCGACTGTTTGGACGAAACTGATAAGAGAGACGTTGTAATCTGAACCAAGATATGTCCTCGTGCCTGGGATTGGTGCGGTGGAAATCATTTTATTAATGATTGGAGCGTCGCTGATGGTAATAAGTGTTGGTGTGGTGACTTACTCAAAGTTTGCCATGACGAACCAGTTGGTCTGACCAGCAGAGGCGACGAACTACTACGAGGCAAAGGAATTGTAAGTCATGGTCTCGCGAGGAATAACTGAAGGAACGCGTGCGCCCAGTGATTGTGGGTGAAAAGGGTCTGCCAAGGCCTTTATGTAATTCGCTTCTGCATTGTTCACAATTTACTTCATGACGTACGTGAGGTTACGACGCAGTGCGGACGGGTAATCGTACAAGTCGTTCGGATCCAGTATTGCCTTACCGTTATAACCACGAACAACATGGCTCAACTCCTTCAGGTAGAGATCTTTCTGTTAAATGTCCTCCTAAGCGCGATCAAGTTAAGTTTACAGACCAGCGATGGTACGCTGGTACTGTGTGCTGTCAGTGGGAACTTGGAATTCACCTGCCTAGCTCTTCAATAGCTCCTAACGTTTGGTGTTGTTGATGGTAAACTTCTCTGCCATACTAGCGAAATGTGCCTTCAATTTCTCGTCTGTGCTGAATTCTTTCGCCTTGGGGATAAAAGTCGTGTATGTCGAAGAAGAAAATTGGTCCCCTAGACTTTAAACATAAGAGCGCAACGGTAGGTTGTAGTCAAATCCTAGTTTGTCGTTGTGTTTTGTAAAATCTTTCACATAGTTTCTTGCCCTAGTCAGGTCAGCTGCCTTAAGCTATTAATAAACAGGTGCGGCGACTGCAGCGATAATTCCCATCTACGCGAGCTCACCAAGGTTAGCGCGGAGGAACTCTGCTTCTGCTTGGGTCACCCATATAAATGCTGGGGCGGAGAACAATATGTTTTTGGTGTCTTTATCTCTAATTGCAACCATCTGAATGAATTCGTTTGGTTGTTTCGTTTTCTTGAACTGGTCAAGTGCGTTTCTAAGTTGGGTTTCAACCATCTCAATTTATATCTCCCCTGAAATTCTCTGGTTCACCAACATGTTCAAAGGTGCGCCGATCTCCTTACGTGGTTAGAATAACTTATCCTCGTTTCTGAAAGAGCGCGTGAGCATAGGGAAAGCGTCTGAGGGTACAACACTCTAGAGACCGTGTTCGGACACGTACTGAACGAGTTTACGTAATTCTTCGTTGAAGAGGCTGCGTTCTGATGGTGACATCTAATTGGTAGTGAAGCAAGAGCCGCGCATGTTTAAGGGCTTGTCCTCGTCGTCGAGAGTGAAGTTCGATTACTCAAGAACTGACTTAATGTACTGCTTCTTGCGGTAGACCTTCAAGTTGTTGAAGTCTACGAATTTGTGCTTCGCAGGGAGTTGGGATTGACAAGCAACAGCGTACTCTCTAAGTCCTTCAAGGTCATACTGAGAGCACAAAGCTAAGAGTTTCGACTGTATTAATGCAGATTCACGAATCGAACCTGCCCGTACATTCACATGAGAAGTCAAACCGTGTTTTATGAAAGAAGATGAAAATTCCTTGGTTGCGTCGATGGAATCGTCAAAAACAGATACGACAAACTTGCAGAATGAGTTGCCACCTTGTACTGATTTTACCTTCTACAATGTAGCCTTGAAACCCATCAATGAGGCGGCCATGAGTATTGCCGGTTCAAGGTTAAAATTGGATGGTAGCGAATTGTCGTCACCCTCAGATAAAGGTTTAGCTTCACCGGTGATGACTTTGTACAACTCCGTGAAGGTGGTAGATGTAAGAAGCTAGACGGTCTCGTTGACGTCACAAGAAGTAATGTGTAACGCGGCAACTAAGTTCATGAAGAGATGAGTGAGTAAAGTGTTGCCCCAAGAAGTTGACTTTTCACCTGATTGTTTACAGTAGTGCCCAGCGATATTGAAATGCTTGAACCTTGTGACCATATCTGCGCATATGACGCTCTCCCACAGTCTAATGACGTCGTCATCAGATGAGACAGCACGCAAAACTTCAAGTTCTAAATCAGAACACCACTAAGTTTAAGAGCTATCGTAGCGCGAAAAGTCTGTGTCAAAAATGTACTCTGTTTTCGCCCAGTTGCTTACCAAGCGACCAGCAATAGTATCACCGGTCTCACCTTTAACAAAAGTGGGTATAGAGTAGAGGGCGGGCTAAACGAAATGATTAACGGCTTAGGTGAGGTCGCGTATGACAGTGTTTCTGGCGCTGATGCATCGTGCTATCTTAGTGTTGCCAACCAAGACCTCATTCTTCAAGAAACCACTGGTGCCATTGTGTAATACATTCTTCAACTCTCCGGTGGTGAGTTTCTCGATCGCGTTAATGCGTTGCTCACGTTCCTTCATGGATAGACGAACAGAGCTCTTCAAGTAATCAATTGCCACGTCCTTAATGGAGTCAATGGTGATCTTCTCAGTGTTTTTGTTGTACTCAGCAACCATTCTCACGCAGAAAGTGCTAACTGCTTGGCACACTGTCGGGTGAGCGACTGCTGGTGGGTTTGACAATCTCTGGTAGGCGGCAACCGCTGTGTTAATTGCGCAATTACAAGCGACGTGGTAGTTCGCGACGGTACTTTTAAAAATCGGTAAGAGCTACCTTTACAATAATACTGGAGCGTGACCGACAGCGTCTGCGAACGCCTTGGTGTTGACCCACGGAAACCACAAATCTTAGCTTGGTTTGATTTCGTGAGGCGCAGCAATGCAACCACCGGATAAAAAGTTAACACCTGCCTGGTTGATTAGCTAACTCGTCTTGATGATTCCGCTCTTAAAATGGAGGGCAATGGCCTTGTTGACTTTGAATAAGGCGAGATTGGACTTGGTGTAAAGTGCCGGCGCGGATCTTGACAAGCGGTCAAAGTTTTGGATGAAAACACCTAGGCTGGGTATATGTAGTGATTTGCCCCTCAACGTTGGGTTTGATGGCTTAACTAGTGAGTGGAGAACAGCAGCGTGTGTGGACGGGTACGTCTCCCAGCATTTTCTGATGCAATCGACTGGTTCTTTGAACTCTCTCTTGAAAGCGATCAATCTTTGTGTGAAAGCTCTTGGTAAAATTGCGTAGGCGTGCCCACCAGAAATACATATGTTAATGGTGGCTTTCCTGTCAACAGAGGCACCGACACTCATCCAACCCTCGGAGTGAGATGGGGTCCAGATCTTCACGCTATGGTAAATGTCCGTGCACTACTGTGTGGCAATCATCTATGTAATCATGGCTAGGTTAGCTCCCTCGTTTTTCAACTCGACAGAGAGTTTCTTGAAAGGTACACCAGTCTTAGACTCCATAAATGACAGCGCTTTATCGCCAAGTGCTTTTGCTAGCGCGGTTAGGTCTTTTGCGTTCAGGATGCTGATGAGTGACCAAAAGACCGCTTGCATGACACAGGATGTGCCTTCGCGTGTGTAACTCATTGGGTCGTTAGATGAACCACAGTCAACAATTTGTACGGGGAATCCGACATCCTTCTAAATAAGTTTCTCGAGCTGCTCAAAAGGCATGGTCATGGGATGTACGTGGCACCAGGTGGCGTCGGGTGGTCCTTGATATTTATTCTCTTACTCCTTAGTCAATCTGAAATCAATGCAATCCGCTGACACGACGCGGGTGTATGAAAAGGTTGGTTTACCTTACACGAACATCTGTGCCACGGTAACTGTGTCTGCGACAGCGTACCTAACAAGTTCTTAAGACACTTCGTTTTGTGTGTAGAGTGAGTAATCTACTTTGGCTTGCTTAGCTACAGGCAAACCGTAACTCTTAGCGGCCTCAGCGAGTGAAAATACTTCAGTGGATGTCGACCCTGATATGAGGTTGAACTCCTTCTGCACATTTCTCAATCTCGGGTAATCGATTTCAAAGTTGTCGCCCCATGCGATGCACATCGTTGCTTGTGAGTCGAGTTTGGCGTAAACATCAAATTGACGGTAATAAACTTCAGGGCCGTGGTACAATAACACGGTGCGGCCAGTGAGAGGTTGAATGATCATTGCGTTGATCAAACCTCGGTCTGCTTCATTGTCCACAACCACAGGGCCTATGACGTTGTTGTGCACGAACATGATGGCTTGGTCGATCTCGTTAGTGACAGTGACATGGTAACCGAAATACTCATAGTGAGTGGTCTTAGGTGAGAGTTTAGGTAATTTGATGTTGAGCGGTTTGGTGTTAATTTTGGAATTATAATATAATAACGACTTTGCGGCTAAAGACTTTAAGGTATCAACTTGTCCCCTCTCAGACATCATTCCAATGGGTTGGTTGTAGGACATGTTGTTGGTCGAGCCTGTAAACTCAGCGGCGACGGATTCAGTCGGACTAAACAATCCTGCTTTGTGCTCACGTCTTATGGTATCAATCAAAAAGCAGCACATAATAACTGTGCTTGCCAATAACCAAGGCCAAGCAGGAAGTATGGTGCCGCGAGGAGAGTCAAAGAAGACGGACGTTGCAAGGAACTGTATAAACAAGTAGAAGAAGACGTTGGCGGGTATAATGTATTAGGCCAAGTAGAAGTGAGCGAACGAAAACATCCAGTGCGTGACAAGGGCGATCTTTGGAACTTTGAACATTGGATACACGAACACCGTGCGCATGGGGACATTCAAACCGCGACGGTTGAGGTAGAACACATAGATTATCCTAAAGAAAACAATAACCTAGAATGCAGCTTTGTACATTTCTATGGTAATTTAGAAGGCGACATTGAATTCTCCTGGACCAACAACCAAATTACCGTTTGCGATGATGAGCATTGCATTGAGAACTTAAACGCACGCTAGACCAGCGATATAATTCTAAATGGCGGACGTCAAGCGATCCGCAGTGGTTTCGGCGGTGTTGTTCTGCCCAGCAGAGGCGCGTTGAGCGTTGCACTAGGCCTCAGACTGCTTGCGCAATGTTTCTTTTCGGATTTTAATGTTATTGAAGTATGCACTTCTAAACATGGTTCTCTGGTTCTCACACTGTTCCTCGGTGAGATTGTTAACTCGGCAGTGTGTTTCGATCATCGCGATGTTCTATTCTTCACCGGCAATAACCTGCACGTCTGTTTGGGCGATTTCATGCCTCCACTCAATATAATTAGTGTAGTTCATCTTGGTGCAATCGTAGCCGTTTATTCTGAGCCAAGAATCGTTATACGCGTCGTACCCTAAGTTAGCATCGTAGAACTTGAGAATTTCATCTCGAGCGTTCTCGAGAATCTCGAACTTAGCGCGATCACCGGTGGGTTTGTCTGGGTGGTACGCGCGAGATAATTTTCTGTAAACAGAATTAAGTTTAGTGGTGTTTCCTTTCTAGATCTCAGTGATGTCAGCAGGTTCGAGAGAGAAAATGCTAATTGCGTCGATGTGTTCACCTGTGGCGTCGCGTACTTAAGGTAAAACGTTGGCGTAAGCGAGGTGTGAGAAGACAGACGTGATAAGGCACAGTGTGAAGAACCTTACTGTCCACTTGACGACGGATGAGATCAATCTCCTCAAACGTCTTGCTCCATCTCCACCAATGTTATTCCACCACAAATTATCAAGTGACTGGGCCATACAGTACTCCGACTCGTCGATGTGGTTGAACGCGACGAGTTGTGCCTCAACACCAACCCAGGTCTTAATCTCACCTCTTGACACAGCAGCACAAGCACGAACGATGGGGAGAATGTCAACGGGGTTCCAGGAAGTGTAGAGGTACCTGATAACTAATAGTTCTGCGTATCGACCATAAATGTTAAATGATGTGTTCTCAGGGTTGGTCGGAGAAAAATAAATCAAAGCTGTGACCATGCCGTAACAATCAATTGCCAAGAAGTAGCGATAGCAGCGGTAAACATAATATCTGAAAACGGGTGCGTCCTACAAATCACAAAGGCTCAAGTAATAATTCCCGCACATCGGTATGATTTTCTCAGTTATAAACAATGTGACGATCATTGTTATAAGTGTCTTGCGCAGAAGTTGTTTTTCGTGTGACTTGTAAGCTTTGCAAGCGAGGAAAATGAGGCAAAGGCTTATGGAGTGGAGGGCAATGAAGTAAATATAGTAATGTACCCATCCGAAGACCATCCATGAAGCCCAATCGGAAATCAGATCGATCGGTATGATGGATTCTTTGATAAGTAACAAACCGATCATAACGACGTAAAATTAAGCAATGGGGTCATCAGCGTGAACAAAGGCCTCTTAGGAAAGAATTGGGTAATATCTAGATGACCTTGGCAGCTGCTCGATGACGTCGACAAGTTAGCGGGCGGTGTGTTTCTTCTCTGACTCCCTGGCGACCGATGGGTCGAGTTACCAGTTTTTGGTGAAAAATTGCGTGAGCCAAGAGTAACGCTTGCTGATGGATGGTTCGTTGGTCACACGGCGGGTCTGAAGTTGAGATAAAATGCTCTCCCTAAGTGGCCAAACGGGCATGTCGCAAACGAATGGGTTGGGTCTAGTGAATAAAGTGTCGGGGTTTAATCTTTGCATCTAGATGAGGTGGTTTGCAGTGGAAGAGTACTAAGTGAGTATTGATTAATTGAGTTTCGGGCCGTAATTGGTGAGAGCAGCTAGTCCTTGTGGGTCGATGTCTTAATTTGAGCCGAGTATTTGCGTAGTGATTGCTGGGGAGGATTAGGCGATCTTAAATGTTAATGACACCTTGTCGGACACATGCATGGTTGGTAAGGCGTCAGAGTACACGGGTTCGATGCGTATTGGGGCTTTGCCAGGAGTAAGTGGTAGCGCCTTATACTCATCCAACGAAAAACCGTCGTTTTCAAGGGCGTTAATGTTATTAATGCGTTGAATCATAAGATCGCGCGCGTATACTGGATAAAACTCGTAATTTGCAAGCGTAGTCGCTGGATGCTGATACCTTTCAGGTGTAGATTGCGTTTGAACATCAACAGCATACTCAGTGAAGCGACACTTGGCTCTGACATGATAGCACATAGAGGCAAGAGTGCTACGATGATTGTAAATGTGTGAGGCAATAATGGCGTAGTCACCCACACGCATATGTTAGACTAGGTACTTGCTGCAATAGTAGATTGAGTTAGAAAGCACGAACATTGTGGGCTTCGGTATTCCGTTCAGATCACTCCACTCTTCAACGACGCGCACGCCAGCGACGGTAGCGCGCTCTCTGGCCAAATAATCGTGTGTGGTGTCCAGTGGAGATAGAGCGTAAAACATAACTCTGTCTTGTGATTGTTCCGTGAATTGGATCAAGTTAGTGTTTTCGCGTATGAAATCAGAACCGACGAACACTACGGACCTAAGATTGTACTCCTTGGTACCAATGGCGGTGAAACAGTGCTGTCGTGCTAATGCAGTGGACCTATGGTCGAGTACGTCTGACTCAAACCCCTTGACTCTTGACGTCTTCTCTGGCTTGGGGTACTTATTGTTGTTATGCTCAGCTTAAAATTCGCGATGCTGTCTTTCGCGTTCTTTGCGAGCGATGGCACGGTATTTTACGTAAACTGAATCGGCCATGTGGGAGGAAGCGGCGGGTGTCATTGTGGAGGAAAATTTACCTTTCTTGAACCCAGTAACACTAGCGAAAACCTCGCTCGTAACGCGATCAGACATTGAGAGTTAAAGAGCTGTGCGATACCAGTTCACTTAAGTGATTCTGTTGTCAGTGTCGCGGTTGCGTTTGAGCCATTTCAGTTCGTTTTTGAGTTTGTCTCGCTCAATTTCTTCTTCTGAGCGGTCGATGCCGTCTTCATTTTTAGTTGGGACAACTCCCTGTGGTCCAGGTTGTTCGCTAAAGTCAGCGTGACTGAAGACTTACGAAAGACGCGGTTTGAAAGTGGTAGGATCAGACAATTCGACCTCATGGTATCTTTGCAAAATGTATTACTTTATACCTTAAATGCTGAACGTGTTACGAACCTGGGGCACAAGGTGCTAAGCGGACACGACGAAGGTGGTCTTGCACTTTGTGCAAAACGCTGCGAAGGCTGATTAGATATCTAGTTGTTCAACGCTAGACGTGGTGTTGTCTGGCGCGATGTAAGAGTTGAAAGTATACTGATTACTGCTGAAATTAGTGGTCATGCAGTAATCTGGTTTAGCACCAGTCTTGCGATTGTGGTACAAACCACACTTAGTTTAATAAGTGAGTCGGTACTTAACAATGCCCTTAGCCTAATAATAATAAGGTTAAGTGTCGTAGTGCCAGAATTTGTTCATCCCATCGTCTATGTAGATGAGGCCATTTTCAGGTTCTTAACCCTAAATGAACTCTTCCAATCTCACGATGCCGGGGTACTGTCTGTCAAACCATTCAATTATAGTGAATATGTTTTTGATCGATCTAAATGGTTTAACTGCTTCATCAAAAGATATCAGTCCCTGAATGATGTTGTCGATGTAAACAATACTGAGAGGGTAGATACTGTTAATGTTGATCAGCATGAAAACAAATATACCCATGGCTGTGCGCAAAAGTTCGGATGGACCAACGACACTACTAGGTAACGCCAATGCGGGGGCGGGTAATGATGATAGTGTAACGGGTTGGTATTTCTCTTGAACCATAGGAACGTCGAGCATTGGAACAGAAGGGTCATCGTTTTCCGGCTTAACGTTGCCCGGTTCCGATGGTTTCTTCTACTTGTTCTTTTGTTTTGTCTTTGACGCATTAGTAGGTGCGGGATCCTCTTCACTGTCACTTTGCTCTTACCTATTTTAGTGTTTGAATTTGTTAGGCAAGTGTTTTGGCGTGCGGTGGTTCTTTTTGTTGGAGCCGGGGACGAATTGTCTGGTTTCTGCTATTTCATCGTCAGTAACGATGAATTCGTTAACAGCGTCCTCTTCCTCACGTACAATCTCGAAGCGTGGAACGTAGGTGTCCGGGCAATCTTCTTCGAGCAGTGTTCGCTTGTTGATGTTGATTTGAGCAACCTCGAGTGCCATGCGCTTGTCTTAGTTCTTGCGAGCTCGGTTAGATTGCTTTTAAAGTCTTGAGGGGAGTTGGTGAAGTTCGGCAAACTCGCGCGATTTCTGTTCACGTTCACGAGCAATGGCGGCGTAGTCTCTAATGGCCTAGCGTTACTCGTTCTCCCATTTCTCAACCGCGGTGGCGTCCAAAAGCTGGGTGGCCGCGGGAGGGTTGGCTCGTTCATCAATTTACGAACCTGAACCACGAGCAGGTTCAGAGCGACGCTTGGCGGCGTCGTATTCGTCCTTCCATGTGACCCGGGAAGGTTGGGTAGATTCAGTTCAGTTATGAACTGAGTGCCCGGTTGGGTGTTGGTTTAAGTGGTTGGTGTTGGATTCTTC